GCGGCCCGGCTCGCCGGCTACGACAGCGGCAACTACAATATCCTGCTTCGTATCGCCAACCGAAACCTAGCCATTCCACACTTCCACGACCTAGTAACTGCGTTCGAAATTGAGGAGAAGGCCCGCATGAAAATAAATGTAGAGGATGTGGTAAAGTGGTTCAACGATATTGCTACTGCCGCTATGCAGACTGGCGACTTTACTAACGCCAACCGTGCCATGGAAAACCTTGCTAAATATCTTCAGATGTTTACGGAACGCAGGGAAGTTACGCACCGCGTCGTCCATTCTAAGGAAGAACTGGATACGCGTATTGCTGAACTCTCGCGCGTCCTTAAGGAAGTCGAGCCCGACATTGAAGCGCGTCTCCGCATCAACTGAGCCTGCGACTAGTATTTCACAGGCTGAAGCCAGGGCACAAGGGTTGTCTAGGTTCTATACAGGCATCCCTTGTGTTCGGGGGCATTTGGCTCCGCGCTTTGTGTCTAGCAAGGCGTGCGTTATTTGTGCGCGCGACAATCAGTCTAGATGGGATCGCAAAAACCCGGACAAGTTACAGCGGTACACAGCGAAGTACGACAGTCAGAATCGCGAAGCCCGGTGTGAAGCTGCTCGCGAATACCGAAAAAACAATCCCGAATCCGCAAATAGTGCAACTCAACGGTATCGAAAGCGCAACCCCGGTTTAATAAACGCCCACTGTTCTGCCCGCCGAGCGGCCCAACTTCGGGCGGCACCAACATGGGTGGATCGTCAAAAGCTAAAAGACCTTTACACGCGGGCAAGGGAAGTGTCGGCTGAGACCGGCATACCGCATCAGGTAGATCACATAATCCCCCTCAAACATGATTTTGTGTGCGGCTTACATGTCCCCTGTAATCTGCAAATAATTCCTGCCGCCGACAATCAACGCAAAAAGAATACCTATGACGTCAGTTGAAAAGGCTGATACCCTTCTACAACTCAAAGCGGAGTTGGCGGATGCCCTTCACCAGAAGGCCATCATCGAAGCGCGTGACGACTTCTACGTCTTCGTGAAGCTGTTAGCTCACCTTATGCTCGACGGGTCCGACTACCGCGACGGACGCCACATCCAAGCCATCGCCGCCACGCTGGCCGACGTTGAGGAAGGTTCCATCCCTCGCCTCATGTTGGCGTTGCCGCCGGGCTCCATGAAGTCCGTCCTCCTCATGCTGTTCGCCGCGTGGTCCTTCGGCCGCAACCCGACTTGGCGCATCATGTGGATCTCACATACCACGGACAAAGCGGTTGAATGTTCGGGCCGTATCCGCGACCTAGTCCGTTCCACTGAATACCTCGAAATCTTTCCGGGCGTCCAGATCCGCGACGACATGTCGGGTGTCACCGGCTGGAAACTAACTGCTGGCGGCTCCTTCCTCCCGGCAGGCGCAGGCAAGTCCATCGCCGGTTACCGCTTCAACTTGGGCATCCTCGATGACCCCCTCTCGGAACAGACCGCCAAGTCCGACACCGAGCGCGAGCGGGTCAACAACTGGTATGGCCCAGGCTTTCGCTCCCGTAAGTTGCCCGACTCCCGGATCATCCTCGTCAACACCCGCTGGCATGTCAAGGACCTTTCAGGCTTCCTCCTCGACAAGGCCGCCCGCAACGGCAAGGTCGACCAGTGGGAAGTCATCTCCATTCCGGCCATTCTCGACAAGCCCGCTGCCGACTACCTTATGCTTGAAGAGGGCGCGTCCTACTGGCCCGAATACATTACGATGGACGATCTGACCACGACCCGTGAGAGTCTGGCCCGCTCCGACTGGGGCGCCCTCTACATGCAGACTCCGGTCGGGGACGACGGCAACGTCTTCACAAAGGACGACTTCCAAGACTGGGACGAAGAAGATCCGCCCGAGTGCGACGAGATCATTCAGACCCTCGACACCGCTTTCTCTACTAAGGCCACGGCCGACTACTCCGTCATCCAGACTTGGGGCATCTTCCACCTTACCTACACGGACGACAAGGGCTTCGAATATCAAGAGCCCAATGCCATCCTCCTGAACCAGGTGAGGGGCCGGTGGACCTTTCCCCAGCTCCGTAACATTGCCAAAGAGCAATATGAGGTATTCAGGCCAGACAAAATGGTAATCGAGAACAAGGCTTCCGGCCAGTCCCTCATTCAGGACCTCAAGCTAAACAAGCTGCCGGTATTGCCTTTCCAGCCTGATCGTGATAAGCTAGCCCGCGCTCATGCTGTAACTGGCATTATCGAGCGGCAGCGCGTGTGGATACCTCTCAAGAAGAAGTACGCCGCCGAACTGCTGCAAGAGGCATTGGAGTTCCCGAAGGGCGCCCATGACGACTCGGTCGACGCAATGGTCATGGCCCTTCTTTACTTGCGTCGCCGCTATGAACTGACACAAGAAACTGTCAGCCGCCCCGAAGGACCTTCTAAGCGGCGCCCATTCCGTAGCTATTGGAGCCAAGTGAGCCATGTCCGATAATCCGATCCTCCCGTCCGACGACAACGAAGCGCCCGAGATCGAGTTCGAGTTCTCGGAGGAATCCCTCCTGCTCATTCCAGACGCCGAAGTCATCGAGGTCGATATGTCATTCGATGCCAACCTCGTCCCCTTCCTAGACAGCGCCGTCGTAGACGACATTGGCTCCGACCGTCAAGACGTACTTACGTCCTTCAAGAACTCCCGCCAGCAGTGGGAAGAGAAGATCAAGAAGGGCATCCAGTGGCTTGGCCTCAACACGGAAGGCGAGGGCAACACCGAAGTCGACGGGGCCTGCACCGCCGTTCACCCGCTCCTCATCGAGAACGTGGTCAAGTTCCAAGCCAAGGCCATCCAAGAGTTGTGGCCTGCGCGCGGCCCCGTCCGTACCCGCATCCTTGGCTATACCGACCCGGCCCGCGAACAGGCTGCCGCCCGCGTCAAGTCCTACATGAACCACCAGCTTGTCGATCAGATCGCAGGCTTCTATTCGGACCTCGAACGCAACCTGTTCCGCGTCGGCTTCATGGGCGTCGGCATCCGCAAGGCCGGTTGGAACACGCAGACCAGCACGCCTGACCCGACCGTCGTCTACGCCGAAAACTTCTACATCGACCCGGCGGCTACCCATCTCAAGGATGCCGACGAGTACATCGAGGTCATGGAACTGTCGCCGCGCAAGATGCGGAACCTCGTAGACAGCGGCACCTTCCTCAAGCCCGACGAGAACGACTCCGAAGAAACCCTCGACACCAACGAAATCACCGAGGCCATTGCCCGCGCCCAAGGCTTCGACCTGTCGCTCGAACGCAAGGGCTATATGGTCGGTGAAGCCCACTGCTACCTCGACCTCGAAGGCGTCGATCCCCTGCTGCCCGACGGCGGCATGGCGCCCTACATCGTCCACTTCAACGTCAAGACGGGCAAGGTCTACTCGATCAAGCGCAACTGGCGTGAAGCCGACGAAGCCATGCAGAAGCGCCTGTGGTACACGGTCGATCACTGCATCCCTGCCTTCGGCTTCTACTCCCTTGGCTACGTTCACCTGATTGGCGACCTTGCGGCGGCTTCGACGGTGGCGCTTCGTGCGCTGGTGGATTCCGGTCAGTACGCCAACTGGCAGGCGGGCTTCAAGTCCCAAGATGCCAAGTTCTCCGACAGCGATACCCCTCTCGGCTTTGGTGAGTGGCGCGACGTCAACTTGGCGCCCGAGGAACTGAAGAGTGCGTTCTTCCCGCTGCCTGCTAAGGAACCGTCGCAGACCCTCTTCACCCTGCTCAAGTTCATGGTGGATAGCGGCCAAAAGTTTGCTGACGCCGCTGACGAAGTAGTGGCCGGTGCCTCCAACTACGGCCCGGTCGCCACCACGCTGGCCCTCCTCGAAACCTCGCAACGTTTCTACTCGTCTATCCACAAGCGCCTGCACCAGTCGCAGGGCGAGTTCCTCAAGCTGCTGGGCGAACTGAACTTCGAGAACCTGCCCGACGTTGTCAACTACGTCGTCAACTCGGAGAACCAGTTCGTTCAGCGCACGGACTTCGACCCCGCTGTCGTGGACGTACTTCCGGCCTCCGACCCCAATGCTATGACGGAGTCGCAACGTGTCGCCCGTGCCCAGGTCGAACTGGAAATGGCGGCCCGCTTCCCTCAACTCCACGACATGAAGGAGGCGCTGCGCCGCTTCTACTATGCGATGGGCACCGAGAACATTGACAAGCTGCTGGTCGATCCGATGGCCAATGCTGTCAGTGCCGACCCGCTGACCGAAATCCAAGTGGCTATGGGCGGGAAGCCAATCAAGGCCCAACTTGGCCAGAACCACATGGCGCACATCGCAGTCAAGGAAGCCTTCCTCAAGTCGCCGCAGATGCAGGGCACCAATGATCCGACTGTCGCCGTTGGCATGCAGTTGCTGACGTCGAATATCTCGGAGCATAAGGTTCTTATGTTCGTGGCACAAGCGGCCCTTCTCGCCCAGCAGATGGGCATGCCCATCCAAGACGAGAACGTCCAGGCGCAGATCGCCACCCAACTGCTGATGATCTCGGCACAGTCGGGCATGGGCGGTGAGCAGGGTCCGAGCGCCGAGCAGCAGATGATCCAACTGAATGCACAGGAGCTTCAGCTTTCGGCGGCCCGTATCCAGTCGCAGGATGTTCGCGAGGCTGCCAAGATCGCCCTCAAGAATCGCGAACTGGACCTGAAGGAAGCTGGCATGTTGCTGGATGCCGAGGACAAGAACAAGAAGAACCAGATTGCGGCATCTGGAAAAATACTTGATAGTTCTGCCAAACTAGCCGATCTTCAAGCTACGAAACTGGCAGAGAGGGCTAACCTCGCAGGTCAATGAGACTACTATCCGAATACGTAGCAGAAGTACAGAAGAGAATAGACAGGGAGAAGGACTCTCTGTCTAGGGGTGCCGCCAAGTCCTACGACGACTATGCGAGGGCTTGCGGCACCATTCACGGCCTCAACACAGCCATTGAACTGTTGAAGTCGCTGTTCGAGAAAACCCCAATGGAAGAAAGGGACTAATGATTACCGCGCGCACGCCTCTTGACGGGGCGCTTACCAACGACCAGTGGGTGTCCCAGGAAGAAATTCCTGACCCGGCCCCGCTGCCTAGGATTCCTGGCGTAGGGATTCTTGTCCGACCGGTGCCCATTCGGCGCAAGTCTGCGGGCGGAATCCTGCTTCCCGATACGTTCCGTGAAGACCGGGAATACCTCAACACTGTGGGTCGTGTCCTTGCTCTCGGTGAACTGGCGTTCGTGGACGAAGATATCTACCGGAAGGGGCCGTGGGTCAAGCCCGGTGATTACATCGTCTATGCCAAGTTCGCTGGCCAGAAGATTTGGTGGAAGGGCGTCAAGCTCCTGCTGGTCAAGGCATCCTCCATCGAACTGGTGGTCGATAAGCCCGAATACCTCGACGCCAACTTCAAGGAATAAAATCCCATGTCTGACGGTTACAAGGAACTCGACCTCGACAATCCGGGCAAAGCCTCTAAGGAGGAAGCCTCCGATATCGAGATCGTCCACGAAGGTCTAGAGCCCAACGAAGTCGAAATCGCCCCCGAGGCGGAAGCCCCCACAAAGGCCGCTTCCGAACCGGAGGCTGACGACGATGACGACGACTCTAGCACAGAAGCTACTCCTAGCGAGCGCACTAAGAAGCTGACCCGGAGCCAGCGGCTCAAGGCCCAACGTGACGCTTATGCCCGACAACTGAACGAAGCGCAAGCCCGTCTTGCCCAAGCTGAAGAACGGGCCAAGAAGTTCGAGCAAGATGCCAACGACGGCGCGGCCATCGGCTTCGACTTCTACGCTAAGAGCATCGACGCCTCTATGCAGGCGCTTCGACGGGACTTTGACCAGGCCTTCGACGCGGGTGACCGTGAGAAGATCTTCGAAGTTCAGCAGAAGATGGCTACCCTTGCCGCCGAAAAGCAGCAGATCGAAAGGGACCGGCGCTCGATCCCTACGAAGCCGACTCAGCAATCTGGGTCGGACACCCCGCAGCAGACCCGGCAGACACAGCCTAGTCAGCCTGCCCGCAAGGCGCCCTCTCCCGCCGCTACCGAGTGGTATGAGCGCAACAAGACTTGGTTCAATAAGGACCCCGTCATGACGGCCGGTGCCCGTGTCATTGACCAGCAGATGGTTGCGGACGGCTATCAGCCCGACGACCCCGACTACTTCGACGAACTGGACAAGCGCCTCAAGTCCGAGTTCCCGACCAAGCTGGGTGGCCGCACTGCTGCTCGCCCCGCTTCCAGCAACCCCACCATCCAGAACCGGGCGACGCCCGCTGCTACTCCCGGCAAGGTCCGCGTCACCATTACCCAGTCGGATCGCGAGATGGCCAACCACCTTGGCATCAGCGTTGAAGACTACGCACGCGAAAAGGCCCGTGCCGAACGTGCTGCCCAGACTACCAGCCAATATACGGAGATTGTGTAATGCCCCGCAAGAGCATGGCTTCCGACAACTCGCTCGATGAGCCTCTTGAAAATTCCCTTGACATGGAGTATAATCCTCCAAATGCGCTAGAAATCCCTCCCATGCCCGATGTGGACCAGTACGCTTACCGATGGGTCCGGTTTCGAAATGGGGATCAGGACGATTTCAACAACATTTCTCAGCGCATGCGAGAAGGGTGGGCATTCGTGCCGCTGGAAGAAGTTCCCGCCGGTTACGTTTTCCCCGGTCTCGAAAGCAAGATTTCTGCACTGGCAGGCGCCGCTATCAATGGCGACCTTGTTCTGGCGAAGTTGCCGCGACGTAAGGCGGAAGCCATCCAAAAGTGGGCCGAGGACCGGGCCATTCAAGCGGAGCAGGCTTTCGATATGAAGACGGTGAGCTACGAAGACAGCACGGGCCGAGCGCAGCGTTTTGCCAATGAAGGTTCCAAACGCTTTTCCCGAGGGCGACGTCCCTCATTCGGATAACATACAAAGGAGGATAAGGTGCCCGCTTCTTTCGCACCCTTCGGACTCCGCGCCGTGGCTGCCCTTGGCACGCATGGTAACGAAGTCCGCGCTTATCCGCTTCCCAACGGCTCGGCCTGCCCTGACCTCGGTAAGGGCTCTCCGGTCAAGCTGTCGGGCGGCGTGATTACTTCGGCTGGCGCCAGCGGTGACGGCCCCCTGCTGGGCGTTGCTGCCGGCTTTGCGTGGATCGACCCGACCACGAAGCAGCCGCAGCTTCGCAACTCGATCCCGGCGGATACGTCTTCGGCTGGCCTGTACGACGGTTCCGACCGCCCGACGGCCTTTGTCATTGACAACCCGTTTGCGACGTTCCTGATCCAGGCGAATGCCTCGGTGACGGCGGGCGATCTGGGTCTTAACTTCAACGTGACTGCCGCTGGCGGTGATGTGGACTCCGTGTACGGTGTCTCGCGTTACGCGCTTCAGGCGTCTACCCGCACCTCCGCCATCAATACGGCGGTGAAGCTTGTGGGTCTGGCCAACATTCCCGACAATAACTGGGGCGATCCGTTCCCGGTGCTGGTCGTGAAGCTGAATGGCCCGATCCTCCAGCAGGTTTCTGCGGCTTAATAGGGGGACATAGAAAATGGCTATTTTGACTCGCGCCCAATTCGCGAAGCAGCTTGTCCCCGGCCTCAACGCTATCTTCGGCACTGCTTACAAGAGCATTGACAACGAGCATACGCCTCTCTTCGATGTGGAGAAGTCGGATCGCTCGTTCGAAGAAGAAGTGCTGATGACGGGCTTTGGTACGGCCCCGGTCAAGTCGGAAGGCGATCAGGTGTTCTTCGACACCGCGTCGGAAGCCTGGACCAGCCGCTACACCCACGAGACCGTTGCGATGGCGTTCGCAATCACCGAGGAAGCTATCGAGGACAACCTCTATGGCACCACGGGTAAGATGAAGGCGAACGCGATGGGCCGTGCGATGGCGAACGCCAAGCAGGTCAAGGCGGCTAACGTCTACAACAACGGCTTCTCCTCTAGCTCGCTGTACGCGGGTGGTGACGGCAAGCCGCTGTTTGCGACGGACCACCCGACCCTCGCGGCGGGCAACCAGTCCAACCGGGTCAGCACCGACCTGTCGGAAACGGCCCTTGAAGCGGCGCTGATTAACATCTCGCTGACCAAGGACGACCGTGGCCTGCTGATCGGCGCTCGCGCCGTGAGCCTGCACATTCCTCCGCAGCTTCAGTTCGTTGCTCACCGCATCCTGTTCTCGGACCTCCGCGTCGGGACGGCTGACAACGACACGAACGCTATGAAGGACATGGGCCTGTTCTCGAAGGGCTACACCGTCAACCACCGGTTCACGGACCCGAACGCTTGGTTCATTCGGACGGACGTTCCGAACGGCACCAAGATGTTCGTCCGCGCGCCGCTGGCTACGAAGGACGATGTGGACTTCCTGACCGGCAACATGCGCTACAAGGCCCGCGAGCGTTATAGCTTCGGCTGGTCCGACTGGCGTCAGTGGTTCGGTTCGTCTGGTTCCACCTAACGGATTGGGGGCGAAAGCCCCCTTTCCTCCATTCCAAAGGAGAATCAGATGACTAGCTTTAGCTTCCCACTCAACGTCCGCAACCATGAGCCACCGGGTCCCGAGCCCGTCAACCTTGTGGAAGCGCGCGTTCCGGGCCGTTACTCGGTTGTGGTGAACACGGCGAAGACTGGCACGGCGGCTGCCGCCACCACCATCCCGCTGTTCGTTGCTCCCGCCGGTTCCACTTTCTACGAGTGTGTTCTCGACATTACGACGCCCTTCAACAACGATACGACGAATATCCGCGTGGGTATTCCGACCTCGACGGGCATCCTGTACGCTGCGACCACTGCTAACACTGCCGGTCGCCGCGCTTACGCTGGTACGGGCGCCCAGGTTTCTGCCAATGCCATTGCGCTGACGGCGGATACCACGGTGCAGGCTATCGTGTCCATCGACACTTCGGCGGTTACGGCTGGTTCCGTCATCGTCCATGTCGTGATTGGCTAACAAGGTACGGCAGGGTCTGCTTCGGCGGGTCCTGCCTTCCTTGCTATAGGAGCCCCAGATGCCCGCCATCAAGTCTATTCGTCTCGTCACGTTCCAAGTCTCCTCTTCGGCGACGACGACGAGCCCCGCTATCGACCTTGACTACCGTTTCGACGGCACGCCGACCCGTACCTTCTTCGTCCAGAAGAGTGCCGCCGCTGGCCCGTCCGTCTTCCTCGAAGCCGCGCCTTTCGCGACCGGCCCGTGGATCGCCTTCGCTGAAGTGACCGCCGCCGTGACCCAGGCTGTCGTGCCCTTCGAACTCGACGTTCCGTTTGTCCGCACCTCCTACGCCGGGGGCGGCCCGCTCGTCACCATCTACGGGGTCGTGTAACGGAGAGTAACGCCCGTGGCAACCAGCGGCATATCCAACTTCGACCCTACGTTCGATGATCTTTTGCAGGATGCTGCCGCGATGGTTGGGGGCGGTCCCGTCCTCGCTGACGAACTTATCAGCGCGAGGCGCGGCCTCGACTACCTGCTGACGGACCTCCAGAACAAGAACGTCCTCCTGCACAAGATCGAAACCACGGCAGTCCCCGTCTCCGTTTCCGTCTCCTCTCTGACGTTCGATCAGACCATCTCCGACGTTCTTGTCGCCAGCATCCGCACCTCCAGCACTGACATCATTATCGAGCGGGATGGCTTCGAGCGTTGGGCAGAAATTCCTACCAAGTCCCAGTCAGGCCGCCCGACCCGCTACTGGTGGGATCGCCGCCGCGACTCCAACGTGATGAACTTCTGGCCGGTCCCCGACCAGACTTACACCGTTGTCCTCACCATCCAGAAGAACGCCGAAAACACACTGCGCGCCTTCGACAACGTGGATGTCCCACGCCGCTTCATGCCCGCCCTCGTCTATGGCCTCGCCTACTGGATCGGCATGCGCCGTGGCAACCGCGTGGACACCAACCGCCTCACTCTGCTGCGCGCCGAATACGAACGGGCCGTCAAGGACGCCATGCGCGAAGACCGCGAACGGGGCAAGGTCCTCATTAGGATTGGCCGCTAATGCCATATACCTACACGACCCTCACCAATGACATCATTGCCAACATGGAGGAGGACTCCGAGGAGTTCGTCTCCGCGCTGCCCTCCATCATCGAGCGCGCCCAGTCCCACTTGCAACGGCGCCTCGACCCTGTCAACATCATCACCTTCACAGAGGTCTCGGTCAGCGCATCCACCCGGACCCTGACCCTGCCCGACAACCTGCTTGTCCTCAAGTCCATTCAAGTGTGCGCGACGGGCGGCTGGAACAACCTCCTCGAACAGAACAACGAATACCTCACGGCCTACTGGCCCGACTACACCTCTTGTGCGCCCACCAAATACTATGCGCCCAAGGACAACGCCACCATCTTCTTGGCGCCGACGCCTCACTCCAACACCACGGCCCTCATCGAGTACATTCCGCGCGTCACTGCCCTGAGTTCCGCGCACCCCACCAACTATTTCGCGACCTATACGGACACGGCCTTCTTCGCCGCCGCCATGCTGTACTCGAATGCTTGGACCAAGAACGCGGGCGCCGTCACCGTCTGGAAGACCATCCTCGACGAAGAACTGGCAGTCCTCAACAACGAGTCCAACCGGGCGCGCCGCTCCGACACCGTCAACCGTTATAACGGCTCTCCTGAGAATACCATCGCGGGGACGCCGTAATGTCCGTCCTCGACATGTGGTCGGTCTGCGACCGCTGTGGTTTCGACTACAAGCGCCGCGATCTCCGCAAGGAAACTACCAACTTCGTCGTCTGCTACTCCTGCTACGACGGCTTATACGACAAGAAGAGCCATCCCCAAAACAAGTCGGCCAAGCCCCGCCGCGAACTCAAGCAAGTTCCTGACGCGCGGCCCGACCAGACCAACTATGGTTCCTAGTCATGGCGCTCAATGTTTGGTCCCTCTGCGATAGGTGCGGCCAGAAGTATTACCGCCGCCAGCTACGCAAGGAATCCACTAACCTCGTTGTCTGCTCTGCCTGCTACGATGGGGCCTACGACCTCAAGAAGCATCCGCAGAACAGGCCGCCCCGCCCCCGCTACGAGTCTCGCAAGGTCCCCGACGGGCGCGCCCTGCAAAACCTCGACAACTATCTCGCGCTCGAAAACAACGAGTACCTGCTTACCGAAGACGGCTCGAACATCCTAGTCACTCCGGTGGTCTGGAATCCTTCAATGAGCAGTCCAGCTTAAGGACCCTCACATGGACGTCAAGCTTCTCTTCGATTTCGTCTCGACCTTCCTGTGGCCGCTCTTGCTGGCTTACGGTGCCTATCTGCAACGGGAGCTTTCCGTCGTGCATAAAAAAGCCGAACACCTGCAAGAGCTTCACCACAATCACGTTGCCCAAGTCAACAAGGACTTCGCCACGCGAGAGGTTGTCTCCGACCTTGAAAATAAGCTGACAACTGTGTTAAATAGAATCGACGACAAAGTAACACGAATCCTTGAGGAGCGCAAGTAATGCCCTCGACTTATGATCCCCTCCTTCGGCTAGAACTCCAAGCGACCGGCGAAAACGCCACCACTTGGGGCATCAAGACGAACAACAACCTCGACCTGATCGCGGCTGCGGTCGCAGGTTCGGCTGTTGTCAGCGTCTCGTCTGGCGACACTACCCTTACCACATCGAACGCGGCGGCCGACCAAGCCCGCTGTGCCATCCTAATCCTTGAGGGCACACTGACCGGTCACGTCAACGTAATTGTGCCAGCTTCACCCAAGAATTATGTTACCCTGCGTAATACTAGCGGCGCCTTCAACATTACCGTCAAGAACACTGGCACGGGTGCCGCCCTTTCGTCTTCCGGCCCTGACCTTGTTGTCTGCACTTCCGCCACCTGCGTCAATTTGGTGGGTGCCCTTGCTTCGTCAGTCTCAGCCCTACAGGTCCAAGTCAATCAGGTATCGGCTGCCGTTTCGACCATCAACGCGGCATCGATCCGGGTCCTTGAGTAATTAGATGTCGGTCACTTTTCAGGACCAAGAACTCAGGGAACTTGCCTTTCAGGTCGGAGTCGTCAAAGAGAGGACTCAGCTTGATGCGAGCGGCTTTTGGACTGAGGCCGACAAAATCCGCTTCCGCTTCGGACGCCCCGAACTCATGGGCGGTTGGCAGCGTGTCATCGACCCTTCCCAAGATAGCAAAATCTTCGGCGTGCCGCGCTACCTAACTTCGGTTCGTAGTCGGGGAGGCCAGCCTGCCGCCGTCATCGCTACTAATGTGGGCCTATTCTCCAGCGAACTTTCTACCTTCTATAACATCACGCCCATCACCTCCACCCTCGCCTCCAGCAATCTGCTGTCCACTGAAGCGGGCTCGACGAAGATCGTCGTTTCCGTCTCCAACCACGGCCTCACGACGGGCAGCCTCGTCGAGATCGTATCCGCTGCCGCTACCATCGGCGGCAACATCGTCATCAACGCGATCTCTTCGACGACGGCCACCTTCCCGGTCAGCGTCATTACCTCCAATGCCTTCGCATTCAATGTCAGTCTGACTGCCGTGGCCACATCTGTAGCTACGGGCGGTGCCATCACCATCGGCTTCTCCTATCCAGCCGGTAACATCTCCACCGAATTTGTTTCGGGCTGGGGCATCGGCGTTTGGAGCGGCAACTTTGGCTGGGGCGCGCCCGCTTCGCCAGTGCCTTTTCCCCTTCGCCAATGGTCGCTCGATCTGTGGGGCACCGATATCATGGCCGTTCCTTCTGGCGGCCCGCTCATGTACTGGGATACCAGCGCCGGAATTGTCAGTCGCGCCACTATCGTCACGGCAGCCCCTTCCGTCAACCAGATTGTGCGCGTCGCCTCGGAAGCTAGGCATGTCCTCCTCTACGGCACCCACGACATTTCCGGCGTTTACAGTCCGCTCCTAGTCCGTTGGTGTTCCCAAGAAGACTTCACCGACTGGACGCCTTCCAACATCAACACCGCAGGTGACTACCCGCTGCCGAGCCGTGGCTCCGAGATTAGGGCCGTCAACCGCATTGGCGACAAGACTGCCATCCTGACCGACAACGACCTGTTCATCCAGTCCTACATCGGCGGCAACGACGTCTTTGGCTTCACCGCTGTCGGTGAACAGTGTGGCATCATTGCCCGTAACGCAGCCATCGAATACAACGGCACACTTTATTGGATGGCAGTCAACGGTCAGTTCTATCAGTATGATGGTCGCCTCCAAACTTTGGGCTGCACTGTCCTCCGTTACATCTATGACAATTTAAACCAGTTCCAACTTGAAAAGATCTATGCAGGTTCGAACTCGACCTTCGACGAAATCATGTGGTTCTATCCTTCTCTCGAATCGCCCAATGGCGAGAACGACCGCTACGTCATATATAACACGCGCGAGAAGCACTGGTCCATTGGCACCATGCCCCGCACGGTCTGGGAAGATAGCAATACGTTTTCGCGCCCCCTTGCCATTGACGACAAGCCCTCCAACATTTATTATCAGGAATCTGGCTACACTGCCGATAGCTCCGTCCTCGCCGCCAATCTCGAAGGCGCGTACTTCGATCAGCAGGACGGCAACAGCATTGTGTTCGTCAACAAGTTCGTGCCCGACTTCTCCAACCTGTCCGATAATACGCCCTACGTCGGCACCCTCAACATCTCGCTCCAAGCCCGTAAATATCCGGGTGGCCCGGTTATCACCAAGGGTCCCTTCCCCGTCACCGGTAACACCCAGAAAATCTCCACCCGTCTACGGGGCCGCGAACTGGCCATCCAAATCCAGTCCTCGACTTCCTCCAACGTGCCGTGGCGGATGGGTCAGTTCCGTATGGCAATCGAACCGGACGGTCTGCGATGACCCGCCGCATCTCCTCCCGCACCTTTCCTACGCCGCCTGACGCTTGGGACCCTGCCTCCCGCGACGCATGGAATCGGCTCATTACAGTACTCGAACAGAGCGACCTCTTCGACCCCGGTCGGCGCACCCGTCCCCAGTTCATTGTGCAGGGCACCGTCAGCGCCCCCATCACCGTCGATATGCTAAATCCGTCGGTCACCGCCCTTACCAACGTCGTCGGCAAACTCCTGCTCGCCCTCCAGTCCAGCAACTTCGTCGACGTCCGCTAGGTTTATTTTCCAAACCTAACGTGGTATAATAAGCATCAGAAGGCCCATCATGTCCGACACCCTTTTTGCCCCTTCTTTTGCGCCGTTCTCCGCAGAAACCGACGTTCCTGCTGTGGGGATTGGTGCGCCTGAAGACGGCATCGTGCGGACTATGGCTTTCGCGCCGGCCCTCAACGCCCTCCCTGCTGCGTTGCCCTCAAGCGGTAATGTGTTCCGCTCCTATACGCCGCCTGCGCCCGGCTCTTTCGATCCTTTCACCGCTGCTATGACGGGCGGCATCCCTTCCTTCTTCTCCTACCGCGAAGGCGCTCTGCCCAACCTCGGCGGTACTGGCACGGACGGCGGTGGCCTTGGCGGTGGTGACGGTAGCGGCGGCGGGAGTGGTGATGGCGGCCTAGGAACTGGCGGCGTCAACATGGGCGGCGAGATGGCCGGCAGCATAGACCTTGGCCCCAATCCCGGCAACCTCGGCAACCTCGGCGGTCTTGATTTAGGTCGCCTGGGCGACATTAGCCTTTCAGATCTGGGGCGCGGCTTTTCCCTCGGCAGTCTTGTTGGCGGGCCAGCCGGTGGCCTCGTTGGTGCCCTTATTGCCGCCGCTCGCAGCATGAGTGCGGCTGAAGCGGCAAGAGAACCGGCTAGGGCACACGCGCAAATTCACGACCGTGCCGTCCAAGACATGCTCAACGCGCTAGAAAATACCCCGCTTACTGCACAGGAACTTGAGGATGCGCGAACGGTTGCCCAGCAGATTGATATCGACAATCTTACTTTCGACGAGGTCGCGCCTACTCAGGTAGCCACAGTTACAAGTCCAACTCAGGGGCTTGCCACTGTTTCGCCCGCCGCCGTCGCGGATGATGTCGGGCCCGGTGCGGTGTCTGCTGCTACTGCTGCGGCCCAAGCACAAGCTGCCGCTGAAGCTTTGGCTGCTGCCACCGAACCCGACGCCCAAGCAGTGGGGCAGGGTGTATTCGGCGAAGTCGGCCCTGGCGCGCCGGGCACACCGGGCGGAGCTTTTGGCGCTCCCGATGGCCTAGGCGAAGGCTGGGGTGACGCTGACTTCGGTGGTATCGCCGACGCCAATGATGCTGCCAATGCTGCTGCCCAAGCCGACGCCAATGCCGCTGCCGCCAACGCCGACGCAGATTCCCAGCCAGGCGGGGTGGATAGCGGCGATGCTCCCGGCGATGCTGGCGATGCCGGTGATGCTGGCGATGCTGGTGGTAATGCTGGCGAGGGCGGTGATGCTGGCGGCGGTGATGCTGGCGGTGGCGACGGCGGTGACGGAGGGGGCGATGGTGGTGGAGATGGTGGCGGTGATGGCGGCGGCGGAGATGGTGGGGGTGGTGACGGCGGTGGTGGCGGAGATGGTGGAGGCGGCGGTGATGGCGGTTATCGCAGGGGCGGCGTCGTGAAGTACGCTGAAGGCGGCCTCGCTGTTCTCGGCAATGACTTTAATTTTGCCGATGACTATGCTATAAACATGATGGGCGGTCAAATGCCTGAAGCCTTTGCTAACGGGGGCCTTGTTCCGCTGGCAGGCGGCGGCAAGATTGCCATTGGTCCCGGCGGCGGCCTCGACGACCTGATCCCAACGTCCATCAATGGGCGGCGGGCTGCGGCTCTTTCGGATGGCGAGTTCGTCATCCCCGCCGACGTAGTCTCCATGCTTGGGGACGGTTCTTCTAACGCAGGCGCCCGGCGTCTGTACGATCTGATGAGGCAAATTCGCGACGCCAAGACCGGAACTGCACGCCAAGCTGGTCCTCTGCCCGTTGGCGAGATTCTTAAAAGGAGCCTTGGCGAATGAGCATCCTAGGCGATATCTTCGGGACTTCGCGTTCCGCTAACACTGCCACGACAACTTCGACGCCGCAAGTCCCGGCCGATGTTGCTGCCGCACGCACGGATCTTCTGTCGCGTGCCCGCGCCTTCGCCGCCGAGCCTTTCCCTCAATACAACCAGCCGCGCGTTGCAGGTTTCACCCCCGACCAGCAGGCCGGCTTCCAAACGACCCGCAATCTTGCAGCGCAGTCCGGTGCCCTCGGCGCCCTGACCCCCGAACTTACGCAGGCCGGTATTGCCGCTTCTCGGGGAATGGCCCGTGCGCTACCGGACGTTGATCTTTCCGGCTACATGTCGCCCTACACGGAGGCGGTCCTTGACCCTGCCATCCGTGCTATCGAAGAACGTGCCGCACAAGGACGTCTGCGCCTTGGCCAGCAGTCCGCCCGAGCAGGCGCATTCGGCGGTTCTCGTCAGGCCATTGCCGAGTCCGAACTTGAGCGTGGTACCCAGCGTACCATCGGCGAAGAGACTGCCCGGCAGCGCGCTGCCGCCTTCAACCAAGCAATCCAGCAGTTCCGCGAAGACCAGACGCGCATCCCCGGCCTCTTCTCCACGGCCCTCGGCCAACTTGGCACCGGCCTCTCGCAAACCGGCGGTCGCCTTGCCACCGAAGCGCAGCCCCTTATCAATATCGGTGCCGCGCAGCAGGGTCTCAATCAGCGCAACCTCGACGTCCTGCGCGAAGCCTTCCTTGAAGAACGTGACTTTCCTACGCGCGGTATTGACGTCCTTCGCGGGGCACTTGGCCTGACGCCCAATACCCTCGGCATCGGCACTGCCGGCACTTCCGTCGCACCCAGCCCCAATGTCGCGGGTTCTATCATCACCGGCATCTCCCAAGCCCCTCAAGTCATCCAAGGCGGGACGGCTGTTTTGAATTTCCTCCGGGGCCTGGGCGGCACTGCCGGTGTGAGTGAGGGCATGTTCGCGCGCGGGGGCCTTGTTAACTTGTCTCCCGGTAACAATTAAAGGGCACGACCCCAGCCATGTCCGAATCTTTCCTCGACATACTTCGCAATCGCGTTGCCTCTAACATGCAGAATGAGGCGCTGCAACGGTTTTCCGAATTTGGCGCGGGCATGGCTGCCACCCGCAGCCCCAACTTCTTCACCATGCTTGGCGGTGGCGCTCGCGCCCAGGCTGAAGGCGACCGTACCCGCATGGACGAATTGCGCCGTGTCGCAGAAGCCGAACGCCAAGCCCGCGCCCAGCAGGCCGAAGAACAGTTCCGCAACCAGCAACTCGAAAACGAACGTCTGCGCCGCCTTAACGAAGAACGTCGCATCAACGCCGATATTGCTACGGGGCGGCGTCCTAACATCGTAACGATGATTGACCCTGAGACGCGCAACGCAGTTCTTGTCAACGCCGAGACCGGGCAGGTGGTTTCTCGCACACCTTTCCGCCCCATGCAGGAACTACGCAATGCGCCGCGCCCCCTCTCTCAAGCGCAAATTGCTAACATTCGACAGCAGGTCACGCGCCTAGCCAGTGCTGATGCAGGCATCATCGAGGGTGTTGCTCCAACCCCGGCACAAATCACTCGCCGCGATGAACTTGCAGATCGCTATTTCCGCGACAGGCTGGACGCGGCCGCTGCCGGGCTGCTGGACTTTCAAGGTGGCGGCGCGGGAACCGGCTCTGCCGGTACTACGACAGGCGGCGGCCCTGCGCCAAGCCAAGTACTGCAATATGGCGGCCCCGCTGCACCGGCTGCACCGCGTACTGGTCCTCGCATTTCGGCGCAACCTACGCAGCAGGCCCCGCAGTAATTTATGGCGAACGGCATCTTCGATTTCGAACTTCCCGACAAGCGCATTATTCGGGTGGAGGGCGCCCCCTCCGAAGAAGCTGCACGCGCTTTCATGGACACACAGTGGGATCGCCTCCGCCGCGAGATGCCCATTGAAGGCTTTGGCGAAAGCTTCGGCCAGCAGTTCCGTGGTCAGTTCGGCGCAGTTCCCGGTGCCCTCCAAGCTGGCGCTGCCGCTGTCGGTGCCCCCGAAAGCATCACTGCCGGTCTCGGTGCTGCTCGCGAGTTTGTAGCCCCCGGCGATACCCGGCCCGGCACCCGCGCCCCTGAACCCGGTGACTTCCTCCGTAACCCCATTGATGCCTTGTCTGCATACGCAGGTCAAGCTGCCGGTGCTGTTCTCGGCGGCGCGGCAACTATCGGCACTGGCGCTCTTATAGGCGCTGCGCGAGGCGGTAAACCGGGCGCGGCAACCGGTGCTGGCGTTGCTCTATTCGGCGGCTCCATCCTCGGCAGCGTCGATGAACTGTATCAGGGCCTTATCGCAGAAGGCATCCCTCCGCAGCAGGCTGGCATAATTGCCACTACTGCTGGCGCCGCTATTGGCGCAGGCGAAGCGGCAGCCCTCGGTCCCGTTATTAAGCGGATCATGGGCAACCAAGTCAGCGATGCTGTCGTGGATCGCATTGCTTCGCGCGTCATCGGCGGTCGTGCTGGCGGAGTCCGGCAGACTGCGGCCCTCGGTGCGGGCGGCGAAATGCTGGGCGAAACAGCACGCCAAGGTGTCATCGCTACCGCAACCGGTGACCTTGATCTGGCCGAACGTGCAGAACGTGTTCTCGAATCCGGTATCGTGGGCGGCATTGCAGGCGGCGGTGTCGGTGCTGGCGTCCGCGCTATCGGTCGTGCTGGCCCGGCTCCCGGCGCAACTGCCCCCACCGCCGAGCAGGAAGCTGCTGCCCTCGAAACCCTGCGGCAGGGCACGCTGCCCGGCGAAACCCCCATCGAAGGCGCCCAGCAACCGGCTCCCGCCCCTACGCCTGTTGAGGCTGGCCCTCCGCGCCCGGCTCCCCTTCCTATCCCTGACCGGCCCGAGCCCTTTACGACCCGCGAAGAAGCCGAAGCCTTCATTGCCGCCAATCCGCAGTTCACACCTCCGGTTGCTCTGTCCACGCCGCAAGCCATCATCGGGTTTGCTAACGACGCCCGTGTAACCAACTGGAACCAGTCTGTCCAGCAGACCCGCCAGCAAGCCATCACTGAGTTCTTCCCGCGTACCCCTGACACCAACCAAGTTGCAGTGTCGGAGTCTCTTAGCAACATTGCGGAAGCGGCGAACCGGGGCGAACTGAAGCTCACCTCGTTCACGCCTAACGCCGTTGCCCAAGCGGCCCTTTCTTCGCGCGACATCGAGGCTGGCCGGATTGCCCCTGCCGAAGTCAAGGCGGCTACCGACCAACTCGACGCACTTGTACAAGCTGGTGTGCTGCGCCGCAACGTCACGGAATCCACCAACAAGAAGGGCAAGAAGGTACGGCGTGAGACTTCCTACTCCATCAACTACCGCACCCCTGCCCCGGCGCAGCCTGCACCAACAGCGGCACCCACGCCCACAGCCGCTCCCGCAACTGGCGCCGTTCCCCCGGCCACCCAAGGGGCGCCGATCCCGGAAGCTGCGCCAGCACAGGCTGCCCCGCAAGCCGCCTATGCAGAATGGGAAGCACGCAGCAATGCCGCTGGAGACGCCGCGCTAACTCAAGAAGAACGCAACCTGCTGATAACAGAAGCCAACCGTGACGCTGGCGCTCCTTTGCCGGGCGTAGCGGAAGTACAGGAAAAGCGGACGGCTGCAATCAGAACGTGGCAGACTGCGAATCCCCCGCCGACAGTCCCTCCTGCAACGAGGACAGCCCCGGCCCAGCCTGCTGCGCGCACGATTGTCGAGGTGGATGGCGTCCGACGCGAGACCACGCCAGAGAATGTGCAGCAGACCGTCAACGACATTCGCGCTGCCCGTCCTGCTACTGCTGCGCCTCCGCCGCCTACTCCTCCGGGGCCGCCGCCCCAAATGACGGAAGCCGAGAAGAAGCAGACCAACGATCCCATCAACGAGCCCATCATCGGCTCCGTGATGAACTTCTTCGCGTCGCCCATCCTAACCATAACCAAGCTGTCGCGCAACTTCGCCCCGGTGCGTACAGCCTTTATGAAGTTTACTGCTGTCGAGAACTTCTATAAGGACAGGGCTGCTGCCGCACACAAGTCGATACACGATCTCAGCGATGCCTCCAAGCAGAAGGTAATGCTGGGCCTCGACAGGGCGCGCCGCACCCGCCAAGAAGTTAACGAGGCAGACTACACGCCCGAAGAGATGGGTGCAATCCGCGCCTTCCGCGCACACATGAATTTCATCTACGACGCAGCCATCGACGGCGTCTCTCGCAAGTACTTTGATCCTGCCCTTGCCAAGAACGACGCCGACCGCGCCCGCCTGCAAGCCTTCCAAGATCAGCACACCGGACAGTTCCTTAGCAACATTCCCGATGCTGCGCTCGAAGCTGCTTCGCCGGAAGGTGCCAAGCTGGTCCGCAAGTACAAGGCTGCCCGCGACCCCTTTTATTTCCCGCAGCGCACGCAAGGCACCCACTTTGTTGCGGCCTATGAAGCTGGCAAGAAAGAACCTATTGGCCTCTACGCCTATACCCCGCTGAACGCCCTTCAGAAGCGTCGCGGCTTTGAGGACCCGGAAGCGGTAGCAATCCGTAAGTTGCGCGCAGAGTTCCCGAATAGCAGCACCCACCGCGTGATGACATCTGGCATGCGCTTCGAATACAACGAGCGCGCCAAGAGCCTCAAGGACAACGCCGACTTCATCAACAAATACCTTGACCGCCTGCGCGATGTCAGCGGCAAGGAGGGCAAGCGCGTCCTCGACCAGATGGGTGCCGAAATCGACAAGGCTACTATGGACTCCTTGTTCAAGCCTTACAAGGGTATCCTGCGAGCCGTCACTCCTGAGAACGCCGTCGAGTACGCCAGCAGCTATCTGCCCTCATACTATCTGACGGCTGGTCGCCTCAACGCGCGCCTCCTCACTAAGCCCGACTTCGACTTGGCTCTCAAGCCGCTGCGTCCCGAGAACCGCGAACGCTTCCAAGAAGTCCTCGACTACGCGACCTCGCCGTCTGAAGCCTATAGCACGGCCCGCGCCTTCACCTTCTTCCAGTATCTGGGCGGCGCTCTTGACACCGCAGCAGTCAGTGCGCTACAAATTCCCACAGCCGTAGCTCCGCGCTTCGGTCGTGATGCTGGTGTCGCGCAGGGCACTCAGTATCTGACGAAGGCCCTGAACGATTCTCTTTTCGACAAGGCTATCCTCAGTGTTCTAAAGTCTGACCAAGCTTACGCAAAGACAATCGCTGATAAGCCGGGTCGCCGTGACGAAGTTCAAGCTCTCAAGCGTGCCATTCAGCGCGGCGTCCTGCGTCCCAGCACCGCCTTCCAAGCACAGGGTTCTGTGTCGGCAGCCGACCTGCGCGCCGCCGGCATCGTTGACAAGGACGCCGTCAAGTTTGCCAACGGCATCAACAAGGTTGTCGATTTGGCTGGGCGCCCTCTTGCCGCCATCGAAGAGTACGGGCGCACTGCCACCTTCATGGCCGCCTACCGCTTGGCGCGTGACAACCCCGCCGTCATCGAGGCCGCGAACCGTTACGATAACACCAACTACAAGACCGCCGAGGACTACGCGCAAGGCGTCGTCTTCGACACATGGTATGCCGGTTCCAAGATGGACGATCCCGGTTTCATCCGCGACTTCCCCATCATGAACCTTGCCACGCAGTTCATGCGTCCGGTCTTCAAGTTCACCGAGACCATCCTCCGCGATGCGACCAAGACCCTGAAGGGCATTGCCGCTACCGACCCAACGATGGCGCGCATGGGTGCTGTCTCTCTGTTCGGATCGCTTGGTCCCCTCGTTTTGCTGGGTGGCATCTGGGCACTTCCCTTCGCTGACCTTAGCCGGGAACTGCTTGAGCGTCTACTCAAGAGTGTCTTTGATAATCCTCTTGATCTGCGCCTAGAACTGGACCGGGCAATGGGCGGCGGGCGCCTTGGCGAGGCAGCCAACTTCGGTTTGCCTTCCGCTTCCAACTGGGCCAACCTGTCGAAGCGTATTGCCGTCGAACCTATTCCGTCCGACACCCTGTTCAGCTTCAGCACCCTCGCGCTTATTGGCCCAACCGGCGACCTCATTGACCGCATCCCCCGCACCTTCAACCATTGGAAGCGCGGTGAATACTGGGAGGCTGCCGCCTCTTTCCCGCTCACGCCCCGCGTAGTCGGCAACGCCATCAAAGGCGGTCAGCTTGCCGTAGACGAGGAGCAATTCACACGCGCAGGCACCCGCTTCATTACGCCTGAACTTCTTGAGCGTGTCGACAGCCGCCTAAATGTGCCCGCTTCCGTTCGTCAGGCTCTCGGCTTCCCGGCGCCCGAACTTGCTAACGAGCGTGAACTGTGGCGCCGCGCCCAAGTCATCGACAAAGCCACCGACGATGCCAGCAAGTCCATTACGATGGAATTGTCCCGCATTTATTTGCGTGCCCTCGAAGCCCAGCGCCGGGGTGACATGGCCGAACACGCTCGTCAAGTCGAAGCTCTCCAGCGTCGCCGCCAAGAGATTGCTATTGAGCAGGCAGGCAAGCCGCCCCATCTGCAAGTCCGCCCCAACATGGATGCGGCAATGGATCGTGCGCGGCAAGACTTGCTGGGCCGCTCTGACCCGCGTGTCCTCATCGAAGAGACGCGCCGCCAAGCTCGCCCGGCCCTGCCTCCCATCATCGAAGAGATGCGCTGGCGCGACAGGCAATAGCCTAACTTAGTTGTTGACAGTGGCGGGGCGGAATAGTATCCTACGCCCCATGACAAACTTCGCCTATTACATCGGCGTGGACCACCGTGAACCGGAGGCTCTGCGCGTCACCGAATCCTCGGCCCGTGCCTACGCCAGCAAGCCGCTGACAATCAGGCACCTCGAACATCTGGACCTGCGGCGTCGTCAGTTCTTCGACCGACCGTGGCGCATCTGCGAAGACGGCTCCTACCTCGACGAACGAGACGGCAGGCCGTTCAGTGTTCAGTTCTCCCACTCCCGCTTCCTGACTCCCATCGTCGCACAGTCTGATGGCGTGACCGATTGGGCGTTGTTTACGGACTGCGACTGGCTGTGGCTCGACGACATCCACAAGCTGCTCAAGGAAGCCGACCCCTCGAAGACGGTCATGGTCGTGCCCCACAATTTCAATCCGACGACCACCGTCAAGATGGACGGGCAGAAGCAGTCCCGCTACCACCGCAAGATGTGGTCGGCCCTGATGCTGTGGAACCTCAAGTCCAAGAAGCTGCCGACCTTCGAGATGGTGAACTCCGCTCCCGGCAGCTACCTACATGGCTTCGAGTGGCTGGACGATTCCGACATCGGCTACCTCTCCGAGTCGTGGCACTGGGTCCCGAACTACAGCCCCACCACGGAAGTCGGCCTTGCCGCTGAAGCCGCCCACCGGCCCCTGCCCATCAACGGAATCCACTTCACCTACGGTCCTCCCGTGCCGGGCATGGTAGACCGCGAGACAACTCCCTTCGATGAATACTGGACGAACGAACTCCTCGGAGCCTACGCCGATGCGCGCTAAGATCATCACCACAATCGGCCCTAACTCATGGGAGCGGTACGGTCTGCGCTTCGCAGAGTCCTTCAAGAAGTTCTGGCCTGCCGACATCACCCTCGAAATCTGGCACCACGACCTCGAAGGCAACGTGCCCAGCTTTCCGGGCATCACCTTCCGCGCCCTTGAAGATACGCCGTCCTTCCAGAAGCTCAAGGCCCACATCGGCGCCCAAGCCAAGGATGGCCCGTCCCTCGACTACTGCTTCAAGGCAGTCGCCCTCGCCTCCAGCGTGACGCCCGACCTCGACTGGATCGGCTTCATCGATGCCGACACCGAGACCATGCGGCCCGTTAACGAGGACCTGCTGGGCGAACTGTTCGACGACAAGTACCACCTGACCTACCTGTACCGGCGCACCGTCAAGGAAAGCGAAGGTTCGTGGTTCGCCTTCAATCTGGCTACCGTCAAGGGCGCCTCCCTGCTGGCCGACTACTGGGGCCTCTACAATTCGTTGGAAGCCTTTCACTACAAGAAGGCCCACGACAACGCAATCCTTGATCGCATCACGCTGCTGCACCAGGCGCACGGCCTGCAAGTTAAGAACCTGTCGCCGGGCTGCCTCGGCCTCGATGCCTTCCACCAGTCTCCGCTTGCCGCCTACATGGTCCACTACAAGGGACCCGATAAGCAGACCATTGCCAACCCGGCCCTCGGCGCCCCTGCCCGCTACGAGACTCTATGCGAACTGCTGACTTCCTCCATCGCCGCAACCAACGCTGCCCGCATTGTGGAGGTCGGCACTTGGAACGGCAGTCGCGCAATCCAGATGGCAGAGGCAGCCTTCGCTACCGGCGTCAAGACCGTATCTTACGTCGGCTTCGACACCTTCGAGGGCGGCAACGACCGCGTCCATGAGGGCCACACCAAGCCGCACGCCGACTCTTGGATTGTTCACAACCGACTCAACAACTACAGCCGTCTCATGGCGCGCAAGGGCCTGACCTTCGCCTTCTCGCTGGTCAAGGGCAACACCCTAGAGACGCTGCCCGCTTCCGCCGATCTTGTAGCAGATGCTACATTTGCCTACATCGACGGTGGCCACTCCTACGAGACGACCAAGTCGGACTACGAATGCCTGAAGCACACGCCCTTCATCGTCTTCGATGACGTCATTGTCAACGAGGAAGAGGGTGCGCCGGAAGGTCCGCGCCGTGTCATGAAGGAAATCCCCGGCCAGAAGCGGATCATCACCAGCGGTGACGGTTACGCGGGCCTGACGCAGACCATCTCGTTCGGCCTAGTTGTGCGCGACGGCTACCCGATGCCCGACCTCAAGACCCGCATTCAAGTAAAGCCGGTCGATTCTGTTGACAAGGGCGAGCAACTCCAGCATATTGCAGATAACGCTGCCGCCATTGCAACTTGGATCGGCGCCTATCAAGCACACGAAGGCGTTGCCCTGTTCGTCAGCGCAGGCCCGACCCTTCCCAACTTCCTCGAAGAAATCCGCGCCAAGCAGGCAGGCGGCGCCACGGTCTTCGCCGTCAAGCATGCCTTCCCGATCCTAAAGGCCGCAGGCATCACACCTGACTGGACCGTGATTCTGGACCCGCGCCCGGTCGATGGCAAGTCCACGCACGGCGTCATCCGCACGGAACTCTTTGCGGCAGCCGACCCGGAAGACAAATTCCTGTTCGCTACCATGACGCATCCCTCGGTGCGCCAAGTCCTCGAAGAAAAGGGCGCCCAACTCTTTGGCTGGCACGCCCACACCCAAGCCACTCAGTCTGCCAAGCCGCCGTCCTTCGATACGGGCATGGTTGTGGCGGGAGGCACTTGCTCGGCAACCCGCATTCCGATGCTGGCTTTCGTGATGGGCTTCCGCCGCTTCCACTTCTACGGCTACGACTTCTTCTACCCGGAAGACACCGACAAGGATACCATCAAGCAGCAACTGATGCGCGTGAACCTGGGCGCCGATCAGCGTTCCTTCCTGACAACCGGCGAACTTGTCGCTGCCATGCAGGATCTTGGTCAGTGGAACAAGTGGCTTGTGGAGAACCGCATTACCGTGACGTTCCACGGCGAGGGTGCGGGCGCCCTCATCTGGGAGCAGACCGTCAACAACTATCAGGCCCCGCAGGAGTATCCCTTCTAGCGGAACTTCTTCGCGATCTTGGCGGCGCTGGCAGGCTGCTTCGAAAACTGCTTGCCAGCCTTCGTCGCCTTCCGCTTCGCCGCCGTGCTTGCTGCGTAGACTGCCGGAGGCATGGCCTTAATAGCCGCTTTGGGCAAGAAGCGTTCGCCCGTAGCCTCCGGCCCTTGTGTGCTGGGCTTACCGCTTTTAGTTTGCCAATCCTCGGCCAACCATTTAGTCAAGGATTTCTGAGGCTTCTTCACGAAGTAAACCCGCCGCCTTTAGCTTTGTATTCCTTGGCGAGCATGGATGCCTTGATGGCGCTCCACTGCCCAGGCCGACCACCCTTGTCGCCCGCCTTGATCTTCTCAAAGAGGCGCTTCCGCATGGTCGGCTTGGTATAGTTGCCCGCCTCGTTGACGCGGCTTTCGGGCTTCTTGGCCATTAGCCAGCCATCAGGCAGCGACCAGCCTTACGGCAAGCCGCCGGGTTCGGGCACTGCGCGCACGGCACCTTGCCACCCTTCTGCATCTTGACCGGCTTCGCCTTCACGGTGCCGCCAGCCTTCTTCTTCATCGGGCCTTGCGTAATCTGCTTGCCCATGTTCGAACGCATCATGTTACTTCCCCTTCGCCTTGGGCTTGCCGATCATACCACCGGCCTTCTTCTTGACCATGCCGCCCTTCTTGAAGCGGCTCGACATGCCCTCTAGTTCACGGGCCGTCAGCGGGGCATCAGCCTCACGACGTTCCTCCGGGGTCATCATGCTGCGAGCCTGACGGCGCTGCTCCTGCGTCATCACTGGCACGCCCTTCTGGCCGCCGTCCATACCCCGCCGCTTACCAGACGCGCGCACCGGCCCGCCCTCCCGATACATCATTCCCTTCTTCATCATACCAGGCATGTTACTTCTTTCCCTTCTTAATAACGCCGCCCTTCTTAAAGGGCATCGGCTTGGTTTTGGATTTGGCAGCAACCTTGGGCTTGGCAACAACGCCGCCCTTCATCATCTTCTTCGGCTTCGCAGCAATCATGCCACCAGCCTTCTTCTTAACGATACCGCCCTTCTTCATATTGTAGTCGCCGGGCGGGCCGACCTGTTCACCACGCGCCCTCGCAGACGCCGCCCCGATATCACCGGAGCCGCCCATCATTTCCTCTCGGCCACGGCGACGTTCGCGGGCATCGTCTTCTTCCATCTGGCGCTCGGCCCGAATACGACGAAGCTCCATATCATTCAGTTCGTCAGCCGTCATCTCCCGGAAACGGGGGCGCGGAGCCGGGGCTGGCGCAGGACGAGCAGCCGGGCGCGGAGCAGGGCGAGCCGGGGCAGGAGCGGCACTCTGCATAGAACCTGCGGCGGGACCATCAGCAGGCGTGTTTACTTCCCGATTGCGGAGAGCCCGAAGATTTGCCTCGCGTTGGGCATCAGCCTCGGCACCCCTGCGCGCTGCAACCTCGCGGCCATAGTCCACCATCCCCGGCACAAGGGCCGCCCCCGAAATAGCGGCACCAGCCAAACCGCCAGCAACCCGCCCTGCTGTGGACGTCGCGCTTGGAGACGGCGGCCTCATCACTTGCTGTGACGCTTGTGCCATAGTCGGACGCGGTCGAGCAGGCTCGGCACCGAGACGTCGCGCTTCCTCTGGCGTCACTGGCATGGCGCGGTCCACGCGATCATTGAAGCGGGCAATGTCTCGCCGGTCAGCTTGGCTTTGACGGGTAGCGTCACGTTCAGCTAGTTGCCGTTCGCGTGCCCGTTCTGCTGCACGGAGACGACCCCCTTCGCGCCCGAACTTCTCCATAGTCTCGCGGAGGCGGCGGTTCCGGGGCGACTCCCTAGTGGGGCGACGGGCAGGTTCTTCGACCGCACCCCCTTCTTGGAACTTGACTTTGCGCTTCACTTCTTGGATTCCTTCTTGGACTTGCCAGCCGCGCTTAGGGCGATGGCGATTGCTTGTTTCTGGGGGCGGCCACTCTTAACTTCGCGGCTAATGTTCTCCGAGATTACCTTCTGGGAGGTGCCCTTCTTAAGCGGCATGGAGAGCCTCCTTCTCAGTCTCATCGACACGCCGCAGCCAGCCGCGCCCGAAAGTTGCAAACGTCTTCAGACTCTTGTAGAAGTCACGCCGACCCTCGGACACCTTGGCAATCAGGTCGTCAGCGTCCATGGCATTGATCGCGGCCATGGTCTTAGGGCCAAGCACCCCATCCTCAGTAGCGCCTGCGGCCCGCTGCATCAGCCTGACTGCCCGGCGAACACCCTTGTTCACGGCCATGTCGAAGGCCAGCAGGTCCACGCCCGACTTCAGGTCGTCGCAGTTCAGCGCGTCCCAGTACTGATCCTTGTAGATGGTATTGACGTCGGCATCGGAGATGGCCCGCAACTCGTCCTTGCTCATGGGCTTACCCTTGAAAGCCGAGAAGGTAGCGAGCGTGATGCCCTTCATGGTGGCGCCGCCCGGATCTTCCGGATGATCGACGTAGCCGCCCTCATGCTTCAGAATCAGGGCCAGCCACTTGGCGTAGTTCTCTTTCACTTGTGAGTCATCCTATTCATAGCGTCAGTCTTTTCCTTGGACCCAGCAGAACTACCGAAGTAATAGGCAACCACGCCGCCCCATGCAGTGCCAAGCGTACCCAGCATAACCAGCATAGCCTCAGAGCCGCCCGTCGTAGGCAGGCCATGCAGCAACATAAAGAACAGCACGCCAAAATAACCTAGCGTAATACTACCAGCCAATAGGCGCGGAGTCCAGTCTTTAGTCTTGATCTCCCGGTCGCGTGCGCTGTTGCGGTCCTCGTTAGAGATGCGTTCCAGATCGACGTCCAGTTCCCGCATCCGCACCACAAAGTCCTGCTCGGCTTTCTTCAGGGCCAGCATCTGTTCGGGTGTCGCCGTGGCTGCCGCCTCAACAAGCTCGGCCTCAGTACCATCCGGCTTGCCAAGCAGCGCCTCAGAAATGGCACGGGTCGCCATCCCCGCCAGCGGTCCACCCACGGCAGTCGCAATGGACGGGGCTACCGTCCTAACGAGATTGAGCAGCGGTTCCATTGCGGGTCTCCAAGAGGGCCAGGCGCCGGTCAAGTTCGCTGGTCAGCCGCATTAGGTCGGCGCGGAGGGCGGCCATGCCATTGGTGAAATCCGCAGTCTTCTCAAGGCGGGAGCGGTCAATCGCAGCTATGCTCCGCTCCCGGTCCAGCGTCATGGTGCCACGGGCAATCGAAGCGTCGCGCTCCACCTGCTCGATCCGGTTGGACAGTTGCTCGCGGATCTGGGCCATGTCGATGGTCGTGCCCTGCGGCGGGATCGCCCGGTTGTCTTGCGTCACAACCACCGCAATGCGGGACTTCAGAATAGTGATCTCGTTGTTGGCCGACGACAGCGACGTCATCAGGTACACGACACAAGAGAACAGGATCGGGATGGCCGCGAATACGACCTTCTCAATTAGGGCGCCCTTTGAAGCGTTGGCCGCCATCTGTTCGGACATTTGGGCTTGCTTGGCTGAGTCCGACATGCTAACAGTTCCACTTCTTCAGATAAGCGGCCATTAATTCAGCCTGCTTGGAACTGTCCAACAGGTTTCCGGCGGCCAGATTACAACGCCCGCACAGCAGACTGCGAACTTCCCCTGTATTATGATTGTGGTCAACAGCAGGCCGATCCATTCTGCTGCCTTCCATTTGAAAAGGCTTGACACAACAGGCGCATTTGCTGCCTTGGGCCAGTATCATTTCCGCAAACTTACCCGCCGTTATACCATACTTTACGGGTAAATTATATTCCCGTATGCGAAGCGTCGAACAGGGACGGCAGGAGTAGTTCAAGCCGCTTTTCTGCTTGCGGTTCTTGTTAAACTCTTTGGGGAATTTCCATTCTTGGCACCGGCTACACCGAAATCGTCCCTGTGAATCCGACTCCTTGGCTGTGCGGCCCCAGTCCCTCTTAGTCGTCAGCATCGCCACGCTCGAAGTGACTTGTTGATCCGGCTGTTGGGGTCGTTGGCCGTCTTCGCGGAAGTTAGCTTCTTCTTCATGCCCTTCATGCGGGCACAGAACGAATCCCGGCGCGGGCCTCCCTCGGGTTGAGGTGGTTTGAGGCCCGGCTTACCGGGGTTCGCACGATTGTAGGAGGCACGGCCTTTGGCATTGAGCCCGCCTTTGGGATCTTTGCCTTCGGCCCGTTGCCATGCCGGGGTCTTAGCCATACCCCATTATACTATAGTTAGCCCAATCTTTCAAGACTGATGGACTCGACGTCGAACTCGCCGGGTGCATAGAAGTGCAGCAGATGGAAGCCATTCCACCACAGCTTCTTGGCTGCCTTGGCGTAGGCAAAGTCCCCGTTCGGATCGACAAAGCAACCGCCCACCAGCGCATGGATCTTGGTGCCGTCGCCCTTGGTCCGCGTCGAAGTAGACAGCAGATGCGAGTGGCCGCACACCGACGAGACATGCTGCGAACGCAACAGATTGTTCGCGTGATGTTCCCCGCCCTGCGGCCTGCCCATGACCCCCGACACGAAGTAGTGCTGGAAGACGGCCCCGTGAATAGTGACCGGCTTCAGGAAGTTATGGTACTTCACGCCAAGGGTAGGGCGCCGCTGGGCCACCAACTGCTTGACGGTCTTCGGGAACTCCGACGTCAGCAGCCGGTTGTCCGACGCCATCCACTTGTTGTAGCGGTCTTCGTGGTTGCCCTCAATAAAGTCGATGGAGGCGCCCCCATAGGCGGCAGCGATGGAGGCGATCCAGTCGAGGGCGTCAAAGCCTGCTTCGATGTCGGCCTGCAAGGACCTATGCGACCAGCGCGGGTCATCCATGTCATGGGTGCATAGCGACCCGAAGTCCCACAGATCGCCAATATGCACGACCCGATCCAGATAGACGTTGCGGTCTTCCAGAAAGGCCATCATCTTGCCGAACCGGTCCAGTTTGTCGCCCGGCATCGCATGCGTGTCGGGGATCAGCAGTACAGTCTTAGGTGTCATGCCGCCTTCTCCCGGCGCTTGGCTGTGGAATCCAGATAGCCGCTCGTCAGGCCGGGGCTGGGCCTGTCATCATTCAGGTCGTCCGACAGGCGGGCGTCCATCAGGATCATCAGGCAGGCTACGGCATGTGCGAGGTGGGACTGACCGCTTTCAAGATCGCTGTCCTGCCCGTCCCACCACGAAAAGATATGGCGCATCGCAGCATTGTAGTAGACGGACGCCGAGATCGGCTCATGCCGCCAGTTGGTCAGGCCGTACTTGTGAATGCCCAGCCGCATGACGTCGCCAACCATGAAGAGGGGCGCGGGCGGCACTCCCTCAATGCCCGACTTCGACATGCCGTAGACAGTCTTGGGATTGCCGTCTGGCAACTCCAGTGCCGGGTCCATCACACCCCCCAAATGAAGGCGAGCGTGCCGACGAACAGCGCCACCATACAGATAACGAGGATTGCGACCATCGCCTTATCCAGCCGGCCAAGCGAAAGCCAATTGCTGGGGCGAATCTTTTCCTCGATTGCCACCAGCACGAAGGCCAGCGCACCCAGCAGAATGATCGTCGAGAATGCAATCTGCGTGATAATCATGTTAGACTCCTGTGCTACCTAGGCCGCCTTCACCGCGAGCCGTTGTTGTGAGATCGGTAACTTCTTCAACCGGAAGATGAGTGACCGGCATAATCATAAGCTGGGCGATCCGCATGCCCGGTTCCACCAGCGTATAGGATTCGCTGGGCCACTGAGGTGTGTAGGGCAGGCGCCCCAAGATCACCTTTAGTTCACCCCGATAGTCCTCGTCGATGACACCCGGCGCGTTCAGCACGAAGATGCCATACTTCGAGGCGAGACCAGAGCGGGAGCAGACCAGCCCAACGTAGCCGGGCGGCAACTCGATGGCGATACCTGTGCCGATGACCTTGAAGGTCCGCATGTCGTCGATGCAGATAGTATCGCTGGCAAACAGATCGTAGCAGGCTGCGCCAGACGTAGCCCGCATGGGCAGGTGTGCGTCAGGCTTCAGCTTCTTGAACTTCACGGTCGGCTGCATGGCTTCTCCCATCATATGCCTAGCCACTGGCATTCTTTGTACTTGCCAATCGGCATATCGTCAAGCGAATAAATGCTTAGGGCTTTCTTGTGTGAGGCCGTCTTCGCATTCTTGTAGACCTGTAGGTAGGACAACTTCACATCCTTGTGGATAGCTGCTACCACGGGACCGTAGAATTGCATAAGCTTTTGCCTGACGGGCCGCATCCACGACAGCTTGATCTCGACAATACAGATATGGTCGTCGGCCAGCCACAACAGGGCATCGGGCTGACAGATGCCGCTGCGCTTTGGCGTCTTGTAGTACAGCCAAGGCGAAGGCTCGACCCTTCCATAAATGGAAGTCAGCTTCTTGAGAACTGCTTTCTCGAATGAGATGCCCGCTTGCTGGGCGGCAGACCGCTTCGTCTTCTCGAACTCGGGAACGAAGTCAGCATACCGCCCCTCGACGGGGGAGCCCAGCCGTATTGGGGCCGGGCGTTTACTTCCGTAGTACATCAGTCCGGATCGGGCAGATACCTACGGAACCCGTCCTCCATAAAGCGCAGCGACAGCGCAAAGTCGGCCACATCAATCGGCGTGGTCAGCATGTGGAAAGCGAAGTCGTCCGACTTCGGATCGACCCCGTCCTTTGCCATCACGCCGCACACCACATTCCTAATGTTATCCTTGTTGTCCAGCAGGAACGTAGCAATGTAGACCAGCGACGCCTCCAGTTCAGACTGCTCCTGCGAGACTGGCTCCACGCCCGGAGACGAAGGTACGGCCTGCGCGCCTCTAAAGGAAACGATCTTATCGGTCGGTGACATAACGGGTC